ACTTAGTGCTATAAATTCTCCAACATTTAAAATTCCAGGCTCTTCTGCTTCAAATTTTGCAGGTACAAACCCTTCCAATAACATAACAAGCACAGATAATTCCAAAACCCTGTATACTTATAATTTGAGCGTCAATGTTTCTAACAGCAATGCAAATCCAAATGATATTGCAAGAACTGTTATAAATCAAATTAGACAAATTGACAATCAACGAATTAGGAGTTTATAATGGCTACCGCAGCATATTTGACGGGGAGAGCAAGATATAGCAGACCTCAGGCCATATTATGGTCAGAGAACCCAGGAACATTACAAGATGGATTTTATGTGCCAGAAGGATTTGAGATAGGTTCTTATACCACATCAACAACTAATTTGAATAAATTTTTAATTTTGTCTGATCATAATCGTTCTCCCTTAGATTTTCAAACAGAAAGAATTGAACAAAGACAAAGAATGATTAATGGAAATATGAGGTCTTTTCATATTGCCGATAAAAATACTTTAAGCACAGGTTGGTCAAACTTGCCATCAAGATCTTATTTTTCTATTCCAAACTGGTCAAACACTACAGAAGGAAATCAGATTGCTGGAATTACAACACAAGAGCCAGAATACACCGCTGACGGGGGCGCAGGAGGCGTAGAAATGCTAGACTGGTATGAAAGACACACCGGACCTTTTTGGATGTTTTTATCTTATGATAAATTTAATAATTTTTCTGATGATGGAACTTCTGCACGTTATGCTCATTTATCTCAATACAATGAAATTATTGAAGTTTACATTTCTGATTTTTCATATACCGTGAATAAACGTGGACAAAATAATCATGATCTTTGGGATATTTCGGTATCGCTAGAAGAGGTTTAAGTGTTTTTAGATACAGCCTTACAGAATCATATTGAGTCATCTTCAACAATTGAAACTCGTGCAACAATTTTAGCAGAATGGAATATGAACGTTGCAGACAATATTTTTAAATTAGGAAATTATAGAAATAGAGATACAAAAAAAGCATCATTGTTTTTTGATAGTAGTGACATTGGAAATTTTTATACAGGAGCAACAGATGCAGACATTGTATTAGATAATGGATATGATAATGAAGAAAATCCTTCTTTGTTTTCTAAAATTAAAGATCAATATAATATGTTGTATTCTTTAGAAGATTGCATAAAACCATTCCGTCCAAGATCTGGAATTAATAAAGCCTTTTATATTGCTGGAAGGTATTTACATAATTTTAATACTAATCTAATTAATAATCAAGATTCATCTTTAGCAAATATTTCTACTAGTAGTTTTTTTACACAAAGACCAAGATACTATATGGCATCACGATACGATGAGTTTAAATACTGGACATCATACAGAACAGAACAAGATAATATAACAGATGGAGAGTCAAAAGAACGGGGTATAGCAAAACAATCTGGAACAAATCAATATCCAATTGAAGATGCTGCACCATTTGTAGTATATAAAGAAACTGTTCCAGCAAATAGAATTGTTGTTAAAATGCAAACACATGTTGGAACAAAAAACTTGGGCCCATTTAATACAAACACAGTGCCAATTGTAGATCCATTATATGGAGATTCAAACAAAAGAGTTCCACGTGTTTGGAAAATTGAATATTTAATTAATAATAATTGGACAACTGCAAAAAGTTTTGATGCTAATTCAATTAGAGAAGATGGTTCTGCAATTATTAAAGAAGATGGATATGTTGAGTTATCATATGGATTAATAGTTCCAAATAATTATAAAAATATATTTGTGCATGTTGCAAAAATATCTTCAACAACACTATTACCAGTTAAGTCAATTAATGGATATGCATATCTTGTTTCCTCTACATCAACAGATAAGGGAACATATCATATATGGAACAACACAACAAAACTTTATGAAACTTTTATTCCAGAATATGGTTGGAAACTAACAAATGAAAACTTAACAGACGAAACAAATTTTGTTACTGATTTTACTTCACCAGACTATTTTTTAAAAAATAATCAAAAAGTTTATCGTGAATTTCAATACATTCAAGGCATAAGAATTGTAGTAGAATTTATGAATAAATTTGAGTCTACTTTTGATTTAATAGAAATGTCTCCAAGACTTGTTGCTAACATATCAGATAGAACAATTGACTATAGTGTTACAAAACAACTTTCAGATCTTGGAAATAGTGCTTTGCCAGTTGGACAACTTTTAGCCTCTATTGGAAAAATTTCTATTTTTGATGATGACCAAGCGTTTAATGAAAACAATAATAATAGTATTATTTGTAATTATGTTACAAAAAATGTTAAGTTTAATTTTTATGAAACATTTTTAAATGTTAATGGTAATAGATATAGCGTACCAATTAAAACTTTATACTCTGAAGGAATGCCACAAGCAGATGTTACTGGTGGAACTATATCGCTTGAATTAAGAGATTTTTATTTTTATCTTGAATCAATAGAAGCACCTAAACTTTTTTTAACAAATATTTCTGTTAGTTATGCAATATCTATATTATTAGATTCAATTGGTTTTAGTAATTATATGTACAAAAGAATAGAAGGAGAAGCGGATCCAATAATTCCATATTTTTTTGTAGGTCCAGATCAAAATGTTGCAGAAGTCTTAGCACAGTTAGCAATATCAACACAAACAGCAATGTTTTTTGATGAGTATAATAATTTTATTGCAATGAGTAAAAATTATTTAATGCCAACAACAACACAAAGACAAATAAATAAAACTTTTATTGGATCAAAAACAAATGAAGATATTGGTATTATTGAAAATAAATTAATTACTGGAAAAAAACTTGCAAACATTATTTCAATTGCATCAGAAGATAAAAAAATTTATAATGATGGAAAGATTAATTACACTTCAAGATATATTGCTAAAACATATTCTGCAATTGGAGAAGAAAAATTTTCAAGCGTAGAAAATAAATATTGGGTGTACAAACCATCTTTATTATGGGAACTTTCAAATTATGAAGAATTAAAAGATTCAAGATCAACTGGATACACTTTGTCTGCAATTGCATTAAATTCAGAATTTACAATTTCTCCGCCAACAGTTGTAAACAATTTACTTATAAACAATGTTATTGATTTTGGAGAAGCAATTTATCTAATATCAAGAAATCAAGGATATTTTTATGCAAATGGAGAAATTATTAAATATGATGCAGTTCAATATTCTGTTGAAGGATTTGGAAATGTTTGGATAAGTAGTGATTCTGAATATAAAAATTATTTAAATAGATTAAGGTATGGTGGAAAAATTTTTGCAACTGGAAAAGTAAGAGTATATTCAGAGCCATACTATGAAACAATTAATGGAGTTATTAGAATGGTAAACGGGCCTGTTGCAAAACACGGAAGAGGTCAATTTGGAACACCAATTGTAAAACATAATGCATCATTAGACCCATACTGGATTAGTACCAACAATCGTAAAGGTTGTTTAATGGATTCTCAGTATTTGTTTGGACCAACTATTTTTGCAGGAACGCTACAAGTTGGAAGTGCTGGAACTTCTAATACTATTGCAAATTCTAGTTCTATAAATGGAGTAATTAAAAAATTCTTATCAGAATATACACACGCAGAAAATGAAATTACAGGAATTTATAATATTGATCCAAATAAAAACAATGGTTTGGTTCAATCTTCTGCTCTTGTTTTTAAAGGAAAAAATTTTTCTAACACAGATCCAAAACCAGTTGATCATATTTCATATGTGCATAAAACATTAGGTCAGGCAGGTCAGGCAGTTTTTAAACACTTTGGAACAAGAATAAGAATTATTGGAGATACTGGTGGAAGAGAAATAACAGAAAATGGTAAAGTTATTTATACAGCAACTCCTTTAGATGGATTTTCATATTATCAAAATAATTCAACTTCTCCAGAAGCCAGAATTAATATTGATGGAAATTCTGGAGGACTTGCAATTCTTTTAAATCCAGAAACAAATAATGGGTATTATTTTGAAGTTATTGCATTGGCTAATGGCACATCAGATCAGTCAAATATTATTTTTTATAAAATTCAACAAGGTGTTGGACAAACAAAAGCAATTCCAATATTATTGTTTAATGTTTTTAATGAACAAATACAATATGATGATGGAGATATGGCTGGTCTTTCAACAAAGTATAATGAAAATTTTACAACTGTTTATGATTTAGCAGTAGAATATGAAGACTTAGCAAATGGAAGCATACGAAGGTTTTATTTATACATAAACAATGTTTTAGTTGGTCAGGTTGATGATACATCACCATTGCCAAAATATCAATCAACTGCTATGTTTATTCGTGGATCTTCAAAATGTATGTTTGAAAATTTTTATGCTTTAACAGATAATTATGCACAAAATGCTGGATTTAAAACTGACAGCCAGGTTGCAAGAGTATTTTCTTCTTCAGCAATAACTGCAAATGATGCTTTAAAAAAATATTCATTAAGTGGAATTTTACAAGAATCATATTTAAAAGGTATTAGTACCAATACAATTCCAGGACATAGTATTTTTTATGATGAATTTGGAACAATTATGAGAGAATGTGCATACATCAATGCAAAATTTGATAATGCATATCCCGCACTATATGCAAAAATAGTTAGGGCACCAGATAAATTAAAAGAATTTACGGTTTCTGGATTTCAAGCAAATGCATATGGAGCAGAATTTTTAATTTTTAATGCAACAGATACTTTGTTATCCATTGATGACGAACTTTCTAATTCTTTAAGAATTAGTGGAATTGCTTTTACAAGTGATAGTAGTTCTGAATTAACAGTAGATGATTATTTTAAAAAAAGATCAAGTTTTTCAGACCCAGAACTTAAAGGTGATGTAATTATATATTCTCCAAACATAGAAAAACAAAAATACGATACACTTAAATTAAGTAGGATAAAATTTGGTAGAAATGATTTTAATATAGATGCAAACTATATACAAACAACAGAAGATGCAGAGCATTTAATTGGCTGGCTATTAGAGAAATTATTAGTTCCAAGAAAAGCAATTGGATTAAAGATATTTGCAGATCCAACAATTCAATTAGGGGATATTGTTGCGATTGATTATAAAAATAATGATAACTTAGATCTTGTTACATCATCTACTTCAAGATTTGTTGTTTATAATATAGAGTATTCAAGAAGTTTGAGTGGACCAGACATGACTGTATATTTGAGTGAGGTGTAATATGGGTTACATAGAAGACGAAATGGCAATGACTACTGAAATTATGAAAAAGGTAGACGCAACACCGCCAACTAATTTGATATACCCAGAAGTAATAGGTTTTCAAAAACCTTCAGTAAAAATTGCAGGACCTCAGTACGTAGAATTTAGAGAAGATAGTGGTGAAGATCAAGATTTTTTAAAAATTTTATTTTTTGAAAATATTAATGGTGTTGCATTACTTTCTTTAGTAAATAGTGCATCACTACAAACAGCAAACATTCAATATCAACCAATTTTAAATATGGCAGAAACTCAAAATGCTTTAGATCCAAAAACATTGTTGGCCCTGCAAGACACATTAGATAAATATTTTTTACAATTTCCAATAAAGTTACCAAGAACAATTCCTAGCGTGGGAAATGGGCCAAATGGAGAACACGTATACCTTGATCTTACTACTGGAAACTTAACTATAGATGTTATAAATTTAGGCTTAGCAGAAAACGTTGAAATTCAAACACTTCAAAATGGTACAATATATAGTACAAATCTTGGAAATGAGGAATCGTGATAACTAATAAAGGTAAAGAGATTATAGCCAAATATTTACTTGGGACAACTCCTGCCTATGCTTCATATATGGCCTTTGGATGTGGAGCAAAACCATTGTCCAGTGTAAATGGTTATGGAACTTATGATGATTATACTGAATTACAATTTGAAATGTTTAGAGTTCCTATTTCTTCAAGAGGGTATGTAAAGGAAGACATTGGAAATAATGAATTTATTAGTAAGATAGTTTTTACATCAGAACTTCCAACACAAGAAAGATACGAAATTACAGAAATTGGAATATTCCCTGCTGGAGGAAATCCCTCTGCTTCCGGATTCGATAGTCGAACCTTAATAGCCTTTGCAGAAGAAGAGCAATGGCAATATTTAGACACAACAGTAAAACCTATTTTAACAGTTAATCAGCCACTTGATACCCCAGCAGATGATAATATTATTAATACAAGTACAGCAGATTTTACTATAAATAATGTTGCTAGTTTACTTCCTAATGTTTTTCAAGTAAGTGCAGATAATAATATTTTCTTTAAAACAAACAGAAACACTAAAAATGAAAGATGTAGATATTTAAATAACATGCTTTTAGTAAAAGGTAATTATAGTGCAATTAAAGATGTTGTCAGTGCTGATTTATCTACTAGCAATGTTTTAGAAAATAAAAATTATATTATTAAAACTGGACTTAATATTAATTTAGTTCAAAATTCATTATCAGATAAAATTAAAATTGCTTTTTCACTTATAAATAAAAATGCTACTAGTTATACCAATCCAGGTAGTTTAAAAATTATTTTAGAATTTATTGATAGTAACGGAAAGTATGCAAGATCTTTAATTACGGTAACTAACAATGCTGGTGGAATTGATTTTTCTACAAATAGGTATATTGTACAAGAAAAAAGTTTGTCTGATTTTACCCAACAAACAGGATTTTCGTGGCAATATGTAAATTCTTTAAAAATATATTCTTGTGTTGTAACTTCAAATGCAGTAGTAGACACACACTATATTGCTTTTGATGCAATTAGATTTGATAATATAAGTACACAAAATCCATTATATGGATTGGTTGGATACACCGTTGTTAAAAATACAAATGGAGAAGCAATTGCAAAGTCTCCAAACACAAATAATTATGTTGAGTTTAGAATGGCATTAGATGTTGGAATTATTGGAGATATTCCATAATGGTAGATGCAAATATTAAAAAAATAAAAATATTAAATAAAGACTTGCCACCAATAAATACATTAAATCAACATGTACTAAGATATAGAGTAATTTCTGATGACAGAAACAGGTCTTCTGAATGGTCTTCAATTTACGCTGTTCCTTCCTATGCTATTCCATCACTTTCTACATCCATTATTAACTTAGCAATCGCTTCTGGTACCGTAACTGTT